GCCGCCCTATCCGCTCCAAACTGGAGCGGGCGATTGATGTTATTTATTCCCATTGATTTAGCGCCCAATGAGGATTTGCCTGAAGCTTAGCCCGGAGGAAAAATCGGCCAGCAGTCGCCGTTTTCCTGATAATCCCAATGTGGTCTGGGACGAGGTCTTCCTACTACTCTAATTGCTTCTAAATGACCAGCTGGTATGTCGTAGCTGAGGTTTGGTCTGTCGCGGGACTTGAATGGAGTGTCCGCGAAATTCAGATGATGCGATCTGAACCAAGCAATTAAATTTTCCATTTCAAACATCGAGATATTAAAAGACATTGAAATGTCGGCGTAGGCAAGCCGAGGATCTACCCGATAATCAGGGCGACTTAGTGAAAACGCCATCTTTGCTCCATAAGATGCTTTCTCTAAGATTTTAACGGAAACTGCTCTATCAGTTGCTGTTGACAAAAACACACCAAGATCTTCATAAACTGGAATGTCTTTATACAATGTGCGATACATATAGCCAAGTGACCCGTAGTAGTCACCAAGTGAGTCGTTGAACTCCTTATTGATCATATAAGGTAAACTTGTTAACAACTTATTTAGATCTTGAACTTGGTAAAATTCTCCCGGATATATTTGGATAAATTTAGAAGAGCAAAACTCGACATCATGGTAATCGTGTTTTAATAGGAGTTTAGCGTCAAATCCAAAGTCAGTAAAAGTATTTATAGGTGTCGCACCTCTCGGGGCTTGGATGACGCTGTCATCACCATCTACTATAAAATTTCCTTTTCCGTAACCATTCTTAATTTCGAAATAGCGACATGCCAACCAGTTGAAAATCGTATTAAAACAACCAGTCTCCATATCACCTGACGCCATCATTCCATATGCTCTCCACCTTGCACCGCAAGCAGTGTGGCCAATCTTATACATTTTGGCCCAAAACAACTTCAAAATTGTCTCATCCCCTGGAAACCAACGTTCGAACATCTTGAGTTGGACTCTTTCAAAAAGCTCAGGTCTTTGTGATGCTTCAAACTTCGACATGTCATTCTCACAGTACCATTTACCAAACACTTGCTCAAAGAAGGCTTGACCTCTTTGTTGGAAGTTCTTTCCTTTAGCAACTTGTTTTAAACTTGTTAAAGCGTGTTCGATCGGTAGTATATATAACGCGTACATAGTATTGAACTTATAATCGCGCGAGTAGACTAATCTAGGTGGTTTATCAGGAACAAGATATTTCTCGTTCTTCACGAAAGGAGACACTTTCGTGTCCTTTCTTATGTCGAGTCCCTCGTTAAACAGCTGATTTGCTGCTTTTCGGTACCTCAGACCTAATGCTCCCTTCTTCGTGGTAAGGAATTCGTCAACTGTCATCTTACGGATTGGTGTTTTCTCCATTTCAACCATTAGTTCTTCTAAACATTGATTGAAGACTGCATCGTCAAGATTCATTACTGGCGTATCCTTCAAGTACCTGTTGCGCATGGCGGTAACCTCATTACCGAGACACGGCTTATACACTATCGGCTCAAATTTCGCGGCTATTCCAGGTATAGAAAAAGCTTTCACGAAGTTGTCCTCTTTACAGTTGAGTGATTTTAGTGATGTGACTGACCGTGTACTTATGTCAGCCCCCTTCCAACGAGCTATAGCCTCAAGTTTACAAGGATGAAAACAACTTCGAGGTATAGGTTTAACGTCGACAACATTGGTAGTCGACGCCACTTGCGTGGTCCTTAGTTTGCGTAGTTGTCTAAGGTTGAGATCGTCTTGGAACCAAAGGCCTGAGATAGGGCGCTCATAAAACCCCTTGGTTTAAGGATCTGCGTTTCTTGCAACAAAAACTCTGTGTCGCGTTGATCGGCGACTCGAGCTACTGTCAAGAAATCAACATTCACTTGAGCGACTGACATTGTTATATAGTCGACTTTGTTGATCTCGTTGAACTTCAATTTCAACTTATTCAAGTGAATAATCGCAGTCTTGCGATCTGGATAGTACGGTTCTTGGTGTACTCTCAGATAGACGAACAATTGTTCGTTCAATCTCTTGTCGTGTATGGCACCAGTCTTCATGCCTTCATGGTCTCGATTGATGGTTTTCCCTGAATCGTAGCTCCGCTTGAACCACGGAGACCACCATTTGGTCTTAACTAATGCGAAACCTGCCCCAATTGGTAATGGCTCCGCTGGACCATCAATGTCCACGTACTCTGCAAGTACTGCATCAAGAGGATTTACGACATTTACCTCCTGAACCACCGACTGCAACCTGATTTCATCAAGCTCTTCCACAAGGTCTTCAATGACCTCATTCAAAGCCGATGCCTCCTCAAGTGAGTCGCGTACTGCCGCAACAACTAAGCCGTTATTCTTCTTAGATCTCTGAACTTGCCGTCTCGCGTTCGGGCGGGTAGTCTTTTTGAGATGTGCGTTATTCTGTGCCAGGCCCTCGCAATTGAAGCGTCGGACTGGGCCTCGTCCTTCACCTTCCACGTGCATGTCTCCACACACCTCCTTCAGCCTTCTCGAGACATCTCGAGCTGCCAGTGGCTTTATTTCACGTCCAGAGACCAATTGGACGTTCTGTTTCTTACCGGAAACAGTACGGATTTGTTTTTCGCTTGGTGTATTCATCTTTATTGTTGAGCTTTTTGGAATGGTCGCGACCTGCGCGCCAACATATGGGCTCCTAAGAAAATTTGTTGATACTCTATCCCCGACGCTGAATTGCTCCAGCCTATTGCGAAAACGGGGTAATCAACTGTCCTAAGTTTCACGAGGGTAGCCCCAGCCAACGCTTCCCCCCCATGGTCGCCTTTTAGCGACCCCTGTTCTATTTTGGTGTGGGATTTTGCGAATCTGCCCACCGGCGAATGCCGTCACCCCACTCAGTGTATGCTGACCGAACCCAGACTGTGTCACTACGAACGTCAATTATCGACTCGTGACTACTGGTACAGTACACAAAACCACCTAATGGGTTAAACCAAGTTTGGCACACACACTCCAGAAGATAGTGTGAGCTCCTTCCGGCTCGGCAACTTAGGATAAAACCGCCCGGGGAATTCAGCCTAACCAACTACACTATCCAAATCACGTGCAGTAAAATCCCACCGACTGACG